AATAAATAACTCTTTTTCAAAATTATTGTGCAGCTCACAGAAGTCTAATTAAAGGAATAAGTATTTAACCTACTTTGTAGATCGAATTCAACCTAACGACTTATTTATCTATAACAGACTACTTTATCATCTGTATTTTTTGACCCCGACAACCCTCTCCCAGGAATTATGACTACTTTATCGTCACCTAGAAAGTTGAATCGGTATAACAGTTTAACGACATATTAAGGTCGTGTGAGTAAGTTGCTAACTTAACACTGCTCTTACCCAATCTCTATTGGTGTAAGAGGCGTCCCTAACAATAATTGGCTTCCTAGAATTTTGTTTCTTTTGCCACAAACTGTACCATTTAATTTGTTTATATTTTTTATTGGCTACAGTAGCATAAGCTCGTTTCCAAATCTTTGTATTATTAAATAAGGTTTTAATACCCTTTTTATAACTAATATTGACGAAATCATCGTCCATCTCAACAAAGAATTCTTCTAAACGCATCGATCTCCAGATATATTCTACATGTTGGTTATATGCTAATTGATTTTCATATTCTAAATCAACATTATCACCTTCTTGTGTTTGTAGTTTATCGAAGTTCGGAATTTCTGCAAGAGAATATTTAAACATAATATCATCAAAATACTTTTCAATCATGCTATCGATAAGACAGGTCTTATTTAAGGCAACAGATCGAATTTCCTTTATGAATTCTTGATATATGTACTTAGCACATTTTAAATGATTCTCAGAAATGAGTTCTTCAGGTTTCCAACCAGGATAAAGTCCTAATCCTCCTAGCCAAAATGGCATGTAATAAGGCAAACCACATAAATTCTTATTCAGTAGATATTTATTGTGATACTTCTTAAAGAGGAAGTCAAGCTCATCAAAGGCAAATTCAAAACCAGTAATGAGCGTCCGGTGACACCAACCCATCCGTCCACAGGCTTCAACGAGATCCCTATTAGGATTGGAAGTTATCTCTCCACCATCGGAGCGAACAAGACCTTTTAGTAGTCCAAAATTTATAAAGGGTACTTCCACAAACGACAACTCGTGTGCGTGTCCATAACCATCTACTGAACCAAAATTTACTAAAAAGGTCCGAGAGTTCATCTCAACAAAAGATCTTGATGTGAATGTCTTACCAATGGAATTATAGAGACCAACCATTGCACTACAGCCTACCCAATGTTCAAAACACCGAATAGGAAAGCAACAATCGTCACCATTGATAAGTCCAGGAAATCTTTCAACTGGAATATAAGATCCTCTGTCAAGCTCTATTGCTCTACGACAGACTGCAAAATTTATTATACATAAGACTGTAAAAGATAAGATTTTCCCCATAGGTTGAGCTTCTATTTGCTTAGCTCTTACGGAATGAACGTTTGTGATTCTTAATAGAACAAAACATTCGAGCTTTCTTTAGCCGTCGCAAACAGCGAGCCCACTGAAGGGTGAACTGCAACGGTGGTACACAACGTACCGCTCCCAAAACAAGACGCAACCACTGGTGGAACTCAATTCTCTTTCGAGAGATTGACACACAAAACACGATACTGAAGTATTCAGTGTAGTAGTGGCGAAGGAAGAAGACTTTAAACCTAACTATTACAATAGGTACCCGTATTACGCTTTGCTCTTATTTATCTGCGTTGATAGCAATGTTTCATGTAAATATCTGCTATGGGGCGTTGTAGTTTTGAAAAGAAAGTGGACTAGCGTTTCGCTAAGTAGGCAGTAACAGCCGAAAATGTGACTCGTTTCTTGTTAATTTTCAAGATGAAGCAAGTCGTCCACTCAAATCCGCAACCCCCCATGGTAGGTTACAAGGCTACCAACGACGATACGTCGGAGCAGGCGAGTACGGATACCGACGTGTAACAGTCGGATTTATTTTCTTCCCCCTTCCCACTTTGCACTGACTTAGGACAGTTGAGGTGTGACAACCCCAGTGTGGTT